CATGGACAATCAGGTTAAAAACCCCGTAGCCCTAATGCGTGTGTTTAGAAAGAGTGAGCAAATAGTAAAGGAAAGAGGTTTTATGGATGCCCTTGTTTGCTGCAACGAGGACAGCCCAATCTTTAGGTTTATGCCAAAGTTTAACCTTACACCGTATCAATCGGTTTTGTGGTACAAAAGCTTAGAAGAAAATGGGCAAGCATAATAGATTTACGGAAGACAAGTATGCGGAGTACGCTCTTCGCATCCACAAGAAGGACGCATCTCAGACAATCCCCAAGATTGCGGCTGCGGTCTTTGGTGTGAGCTTCAGCTATGCCAAGCAGAAGGCGTGGGAATGGATGAAACACGCTTCATACTTGAGGGAAAAGGACAGGCTTGAGCAACTGGACATGGCCAGTGATCCAATGACCAAGGATGAGAAGCTGATCCAGAACCGCATACTAATTGACGAGTCCTATCGAACAAGGGACAAGGATGCGTACATACGGCTGGTCAGGATGGACAATGAGATGCAGGGGCACACCCGGTCTGACGAGCAGGGGGATGTAAAGCTGCAACAGGGAAGTGCCCTCATTGGTGAACTGGTCAAGCAACTCAGGGAAAAGAACAAGGGATTAAAGATGGCCGACAAGGTTGTGGATGTCATTGAACAGTGAGTTTTTTAAGAAAAAGCTTGACATTTTAATCCCAATCTGTTATAATGTCGGGCAACATGTGTGATCCAGTTACAGCAGCATTGATAGCAACGACGGTTACGGGAGTTGGAACAGCGGCGGCAATGAAGAAGATGGCCCCCAAAGCTCCCGCTGTGCCAACCAAAATTAGTCCACCCCCAACTGCCATATCCGCAGGTGAGCAGGGGAAGAAGTCGTCTGGCGATGAGCCCGTGGATTTGCTTAGTACAATTATAGCGGGTTCAGGTAGGAAAAACAAATTAGGATGAGTGAACAAAGAGCGAGAGCAATATTGGCAGACTTTGAAGATTTTCCAGAAATGGAAAGATGGAAGTCGTATGCTAACAACATAGCCATATACGGCGAGGAACGCAAGTCGGGACAGATTGGTGGACGCACTGCGGGACAGGTTGACAGCACTCGCATATTTGACACCACGTTCCGCGAGGCACTTGAGGTTTTTAGTGCTGGCATAGTTTCCGACCTGACGCCCCAGAGTGAGCGTTGGCTTGAGTTGGAGTCGCAGAGCTTTGACCCTGAGACGATAGAGAGCGAGCGTAACTTCTACAACGCAGCATCAGACCGCATCCGCACCCGCATAGGCCAGTCCAACTTCTATCGTGCATTCCACGAGGCAGTGCACAGCGGCGGCATGTTTGGCACATTCTGCCTTGCAATGCTTCCCAGCAGGAAGAGAGCCTTTAATTTCACAGAGATTCCCTTTGGCAAGTTTAGGTTCAGGGAAGACGAGGACGGCTACGCAACTACGGTGTTCCACGAATGGGACGAGAAGACGGCAGAACAAATAGCCGCATACTTCCAAGACGACATTGACAATGGTCGCGTGGAGCTGCCGGATCAGATGATCGAGGCATTAACCAGCGACTCCCCCACCGCTCGCAACAAGAAGTTTACAGTCGTCCACATGGTTCGCCCACGGAAGGGGGCCGAGGGAAACATACCCGCAGCCCCAGAGAACCGACCGTTTGAGTCAATTTACATTTGCAAGGAAACATGCAGTGTGCTGCTCGACAATGATGGACTGTACTACCAGCCATACATTATCACCCGCATACTTAAAAGCAGACATGACGCTGGCTTTGGAAGATCTCCAGGCACGCAGTCCTATCCTACCGTTCGGGTTCTTAACCGTGCGGTTCGGGACATTAGTGTTGCTGTAGAGAAGGGTGTTCGTCCTCCAATGCTGGTTCCCAAGGACAGCTCCTACCGCAAGGATGATCGTGCTGGTGGGGAGATTATGTTTGACCCGCATGTACCAAATGGCGTTCCGCAACCCTACGTGGTGCCGTTTGACATTAACAGCGTTGACTGGTTTATTCGCAGGCTGGAGGGTCAGATTAAGTCTGCATTCTTCAACGAGATGTTTAAGTTCTTTACACAGCAGGACATCGCGACAACCGAGAAGACGGCATTTGAGGTGCAGATGCAGGCAGAGGAACAGCTTAAGTTGTTCACCCCCATCTTCCAGAACATCGTAGACGAGTGCCTGAATCAGGTTATCGAGAACGTCTTCATCCAGATGTACCTAATTGGCGACTTCAATGACATCCTTGAGTCGGAGGGTCTTGATGAGCTTAGCAACTTTAGCGTTGTTTATAACAGCAGAATAGCTCTAGCTGTTAAGTCTCAACGCACGCAGGGACTGGTCAGAGTTGCTCAGGCAGCCCAAATGATCGAGGCGTTTGTTCCGGGAGCCGGAGCAAGGTCGCTAGACTGGGAGCGTGGCCTGAAGGAGATTGCAATTAACTCCACGGTCCCTGCGGAACTTATAAATGACGATGCCACCATTGACCAGTTGAAAGACCGGGATCAGCAGATTGCCATGCTTACACAGCAGTTGGAGCAGTTGCAAATGGCGGGGCAAGCAGTTAGCCAGTTATCTGGCGTGGGTCAATAGTTTATGGAAAAGGGAGAGAAGGACATAGTTAAGGCATATCAAGAATGCTTTAATAACGATTATGGGCAGACAGTGCTTGAGCATCTTCGGGAAATATCTCGTATGAACCGCTTTGACATTGATCCCAAAATTGGCAATGATGAGCTTAGGAGTTATTACTTCCTTGGCCGCATCGTCAATTACATTGAGCACATGCGCTCTTTAGAGAATTTCGATAGACCTCATTCGGACAATCCGTTTGGGATAATCACCAACGAAATATGACAACTAAAAAAGCTGCAAAGAAGGTTACCAAGAAGGTAGCCTCTAAAACCATGCCCGAAGCCAAGGCCGAGGGAATTACGATAAAAGAAAGGTGCAAGCTGCCAATAGCGGAAGCTTATCCAGATGCACCTGGCTTAAAAACAAACTTGGGGGACAAGAACCCGGACTTTGTTAGATGGCTGCATAAAACCCACCCTGAAGATTTTTCAATAAGGTTTGATGGTCGAAAGACAATCTTGGACTCCAAGAAGAAAAAGGGCGAGTTATCCTTTACGAAGAAATGCGTAAAGGCTCAAATGGACGGGTTCAATGATGCTAGTTCAAGGAATGGCTACAAGGCCGAGGAGTATGGCTATGATGGCATCCTTGAGTGCGAATACCTTGTCGGGTATAAAAACGCAGGAGGAGTAGTATAATGAGCGAAGAAAGCACAAACCCATTAGCGGCACCAGTTGAAGCACCCGCACCAGTAGAGGCAGCTCAGGAGCAATCGCAAACACCTGTGGAAGCACCGCAAGCTGCCAGTGTCAACTTGAAGGACATGATTGGCGACGACCTGTCTTTTACGGACAACGTATTTGCCAGCATGCCCCTTGACGAGGGTGAGAACCCGGACAAGTATAAGGCACTGGGCGACAAGTTCAACTCGGTTGGAAGCTTGGCAAAGTCCTACCTTAACCTTGAGCGTATGTTGTCAAAGGACAAGATGCCCATTCCCACCGACAATGATGGTGATGAGGTTTGGGATCAAACTTACAAGGCTCTAGGCAGACCGGAAACGCCAGATGGCTACGAGGCACCAGAGGGGCTGCCCTTAGAGGCCAAGGAGCAAACTGACAAGATTTTCCATGAGGCTGGACTATCACAGAAGCAGGCTTCTAAGTTATATGCCAACATAGCTCAGGCACTTGAGCAAAACAGCAATAACCAAGAGGAGGCTTCTCAGGCCAGTGCTGAAACGGCAATACAGTCACTTGAGTCCGAGTTTGGGCCAAGGGGCGGTGAGTCATATCAGCAAGCACTGGACAAGGCTCAGACGGTAGCCAAGCACTTGGGGCTAGATGTTTCCGAGTTTTGGACAATGCCCGGCTTTGCTGGCAAGCTGGCCTCGCAGTATGAAACACTGATGGGCTCTAATATTAGAGGCGTAGAGAGTGGACGAATTGGATCTGCCCAAAGCATAGACGATCAAATCCACGACATACAGAATAATCCGTCAAATCCGTACTACACGGCTTACCGCGACGGTGATCCTGCTATACACAAACGGGTGTTGGATTTGTTTGAGCAAAGGGCTTCATTGGACATTTCTTAAAATAATTGAAGAAAAAGCTTGACTTTTCAGTTCAAATCTAGTATAATGGGCGAATTCAATTTTTCAGACAAGCAAATGCCCTGAAAGAGCGAAGCCCCCTGCCGGATGGTCCGGGAACAGGAACAAACTGAAACTTATAAACTAACACATAACTAATATGTCTTCACAATACCCTAACGCATTCTCACAAAAGTTTGCTTCGGATGTGCATATTCAGTATCAGCAGGGTGCCTCTCGTCTTAAAGGCAAGGTCGCCGAGCGTAATATGGTTGGTGGTGAAACTATGTGGTTGCCGCAGATTGGATCTGTAGCTGGCCACCAAGAGTTTGAACGCCATGCCGATACGCAGTATATTGATACTCCGCACGATACCCGCAAGCTTGTTGCTAATCCAGAACGCTGGGCAGATCTTATTGATATGCCTGACCGCAACCGCTCGATTGCCGATTTCCTCGGTCCATACGTGCAGGTTGCTTCGGCCTACTTTGGTCGTCGGTTTGACACCATCGTTCTTGAAAACGCTCTCGGCACGAACTACGCTAAAGTTAGCGGAGCTACTTCCGAGACTGCCGTTTCATTCCCCGCTGGTCAGCAAGTTGCTGTAAACCTCAGCGGTTCTAACGAAGGTTTGACCCTTGGAAAGCTCATTGAAGCCAAGTCTATTCTTGGACAAAACGAGACCCCAATGGGAGAACAGAAATACTTCGTCCATCGCCAAGAGCAGTTGGATGATCTGTTAAACAACGTAAGCCAAGTTAGCGACGCCGATTTTGCCAATGTTAAAGCATTGATAAACGGTGAAGTTAATTACTTCATGGGATTTGAATTCGTTCAGACTCAGACGGTTGACGTTAATGGATCTGACTACGCGCGTTGTGTTGCTTACACAAAGAGCGCTCTTGTAGCTGGTATCACCTCTGGATTCAGTGCGAAAGTCGAGCAGCTCCCCACCAAGAATTACTCTTGGCAAGTTTGGGCAGAGCAGGACATCGGCGCATCTCGCGTTGAAGAAGAAGGTGTTGTTGAAGTTCTGGCAGACCAAAGCCCTTAATCTAGGAGGTAAAATATTATGGCAGCAGTAACTGACGCAACTTATTACACAAACCAGGTTGGCTCTAACGGCGATTCTCGCGTTAAAACCTATCCTACAGCCGCAAATGTCCGCATGGTTCGCATTCGTCGCGACCTTGCAGGCACTGAATCGGCAGCGGATACTTTTAACTTGTATCGCCTGAAAGTAGGCCAAACTGTTATTCCTGGCTTATCCTACGTTTCTCACGATGACGCTGGAACAACGCTAACGCTCGACATTGGTGACAGCACCGATCCAGATCGTTACGCAAATGGTATTGACATCGCCGCCGCTGCGGATCAAACGTCATTCTGTGACGGTGCGATCCCCGCTGGTGAGGACACTCCATTTGCAGCTACAGAGGCCCTACAAGATGTAGTCGTAACGATTGCAACTTCGGGAACCCCCTCAGCAGCTTCTTGCGTATTCTACTTGGCTATCGCCGACGAGAACTACAGCGAGCAGTAGGAACTAATTAACCCGCTAGGCTTCGGTCTAGTTTTCTCTCCGGATTCTGCCCTCACGATTGGGGGCAGGATCTTGGAGCTAATTTATTTACTATGGCAGTAACCAGCACCGACATTGTTAATTTAGCGGCAACCCATTTAGGAGAAAGAAGGTACGCCGATCCATTCACGGACACCTCGCCAACTGCCGAGTTATTATCCTTTCGCTACGATTTTAGTCGTCGGGAGGTTTTGCGTTCCCATACATGGGGAGCGGCAAAGGTTGACATTAGCTTATCAGCCGATGCAACCGCACCTACGCATACATGGGCGAGAAGCTTTACCGTACCACAGGACTGTTTGCGTTTGGTCAATATCGGAAATACCGACTTAGAAGACCTGCATTACAGGGAATACGAACTCAAAGGCCAAAAGGTGCATACAGATTTGGCTGCACCACTTAAGATTACTTACATTCAAGACATAACGGACACATCATTGTTTGACGCTTTGCTGGTTGAGTCCATTGCCTTACACCTAGCATCCACTTGTGCAATTGCAATTACAGATGACAGGGGATTAGCTGAAGGACTTTTCTCATTGTATGAGCGAAAGGTTGAAGAGGCTAAATTTACAGACAGCCTACAACGCAGACGCCCGATTGATAATCAATACGCTTATTCCGTTTGGGACGGTATTCGTAGTGGAGCTGATAGCGTATAATGGCAATACATACTAGAATAAATCGTTTCAATGCTGGGGTTTGGACCCCACTCTTGGATGGTCGTACAGACCTAGAGGACTATAGTGCCGCGCTTAGAACCTGCACTGGAATGATCCCACTTAAGTATGGTCCAGCCAAGTCCATGAAGGGATTTGAGTATGTTACAGATACTAAGGTGTTTAACCCTTGGATATTGGCGTTTAAGTTTAATCAAAGCACCAATTACATATTAGAGACCAATGGCTCCTATATTAGGTTC